TTATCATAACGCAAAAGCGGCTGGCAGACAAAATCATAAAGCACGACAAGAACTAACTGCATCCGATCAAATGTTTGATGATGGGTTAAACATCGAAGAAGAAGCACAGAAAGGTGCTGATTGGATGGGCAAACGTTTAAAGATCGAAAACATGCCTAAGATTGTAATTAGTTATGATACTGAAGAAGCACAAGAAGGCCATCATACAGGTAAACATGAAATGGGTTCTGATGAGATTTGGGTCTATGGTAATAGAAACTTAATTGATATTATGCGAACTGTGTTCCATGAACTTGTGCATATTCGCCAAGGGGAAAAGGATTTAATAAAAGCCGGAGATAGTTATCCAGGATCACCGATAGAAGCGGCCGCTGATATGGTTGCTGGGAAGTATATTAAAATCTATGGCAAAGAGAATCCTCACATATTTCAGTAAGTTCACTGAACACCCTCACTCCCTCGGCGAGACTTATTTCGCCCATTTAGTAAGCGCCTTGTCCTACGGTGTCCTTATGATCTTAACTGGTATAGCAGTCATCATTCATGCTGTATTCCCTTTCTTATTCGTTAACACAGGCAGTGACCTAGCGAAATCTATCTGCAAAGATATCGACAAAAGAAACGGGTAAACTGTCCAAAAAAAAGATTGACTCCTGTCTCATAGTACTATATACTATGCAGACAAACTAAAATTTATAGGAGTAATTATGTCCGGAGCAAAATACTTTAACCCTGAGCAGGTTAATAAACTGAAGCAATTAGTAAACGAAGGTATGGCAGTAATGCACGAAGTAGAGACACTTAATGGTGGACTCAATGATACTGTAAAAGCAATTGCAGAAGAACTTGAAATCAAACCTAGTATTCTGAAAAAAGCAATCAGAATTGCACACAAAAGCAAATTAACTGATACGAATGCTGACCATGAGCAACTAAACGATATATTGGAGACAGTTGGTAGAACTATTTAATGTCGTATATTGATGCAATCCATGATAAAACTGCGGATAGAATCTGTGTTGTAGAGAGAACGCCTGAAGGAAATAGGGAATTCAAAGAATACCCTACGAACTACGTATTGTATTACGAAGATCCTAAAGGTAAACATCGTTCTTTATATAACACTTCTGTCACTAAGTTTTCCTCACGCAAACAAGGTGAATTTGAGAAAGAGAAAAGAATTCATTCAAATAGACGTTTGTTTGAGAGTGATGTGCCAATAGTATTTCGATGTCTAAGTGAGAACTATCTAAAAATCGATGCTCCGAAACTGCATACATGTTTCTTTGATATCGAGGTAGACTTTGACCCTGCAAAAGGATTCTCTCCTCCGAGTGATCCTTTTAATCCTGTTACTGCTGTCAGTTTATACTTAGACTGGCTTGATCAACTAGTTTGTCTAGCAGTTCCGCCTTCTCATATGACGTATGAGACTGCACAAGAAGCAATCAAAGACTTCCCTGACACAATGTTGTTTAGAACAGAGAAAGAATTATTTGATGTATTCTTTACTTTGATCGAAGATGCTGATGTGCTGTCAGGTTGGAACTCAGAAGGTTATGATATTCCTTATATGGTCAATCGTGTCACACGTGTAATGTCGAAAGACGATACTCGTAAGTTCTGTCTATTAGGTCAATATCCTAAGAAAAGAACATATGAAAGGTTCGGTAAGGAAGAAGAAACGTTTGACTTAGTAGGTCGTATTCATTTAGATTATCTTGCACTCTATAAGAAGTATAATTATGAATCTCGTCATAGTTATAAACTAGATGCGATTGGTGAAATGGAAGTCGGTGAAAAGAAGACTGAGTATGAAGGATCACTCGATCAGTTGTATAACAAAGACTTCAAAACGTTTATCGAATACAACAGACAGGACACTTTACTACTCAAAAAACTAGATGATAAATTGCAGTTTATTGAACTTGCTAATCAGATGGCGCATGAGAATACTGTATTACTTCCGACTGTTATGGGTTCAGTGGCTATGATTGAAATGGCTATTATGAACGAAGCACATGAACGTGGTGTTGTTGTGCCTAACAAGATTAGACAAAACATCAATACAGTTAGTGAAGGCACAGCGGCAGGTGCTTATGTTATGACTCCGAAGAAAGGGTTACATGACTGGATAGGTTCTGTCGATATCAACTCTCTGTATCCTTCAGTGATACGAGCATTGAATATGGCGCCTGAAACAATTGTTGGTCAAGTAAAACATACATTGACTGAGCAGTATATGCAAGAAAAAGGACTAGAACTTGCTAAAAAGAAATCTCGTTACAAGAAAGGTGATGCATCAGTAGAAGGTCCTATCTTATGGGAAGGGCTATTTGGCTCACTTGAGTACACTGCAATTCAGAATCAGGAACGTGGTACAATGCTAACGGTTGATTTTGAAGATGGGAGTTCAGAAGAGAAGAGTGCGGCTGAAATATGGAAGTGGATTTATGATTCAAGTAATCCTTTCATTCTTAGTGCTAATGGCACAATCTTTAGATCAGATGTTGAGGGTGTGATTCCCGGACTGTTGTCTAAATGGTATTCTGATCGTAAGATTATGCAGGGCAAACTCAGAGAGGCTAAAACAAAAGAAGACATTGAGTATTGGGACAAGCGACAATTAGTTCGTAAGATTCTACTAAACTCAGCATATGGCGCACTTTTGAATGAGCATTGTCGTTTCTATGATAAACGTATAGGACAGTCGGTAACGTTAACAGGACGAAGTGTGACAAAACATATGTCTGCTTATGTTAATGAGATAATGACTGGAGTATATGATCACACAGGCGATGCAATGATCTATGGTGATACTGACTCCTGTTACTTTAGTGCTTGGCCTATGCTACAAGAAGACTTACCAAAAGATATGTCATTAGAAGACAAGAAGCAAACATTTATCGATTTGTATGAAAGCATGTCTGACCAATGCAATGTATCATTCCCAGGCTTTATGGAGAATGCATTTCATTGTCCACGTGAGAAAGGACTAATCATCAAAGGTGGTAGAGAAGTCTGTGGTGACAGAGGCTTATTCATTACTAAGAAAAGATATGCAATCAATATCTATGATGCTGAGAACAAACGTACTGATGCTAATGGTTCAATGAAAGTTAAAGCAATGGGCTTAGACTTAAAAAGAGCAGATACTCCTAAGTATGTACAAAACTTTCTATCAGAAGTATTAGAAATGACTCTATCTGGAATAGGTCGTGATGACATCATTGAAAAGATTAAAGAGTTTAAACATGTATTAGGTGAGAAGGATTCATGGACAAAAGGTTCTCCTAAAGGAGTAAACAAGTTGACTTCTTATACACAATTAGAAAAGAAATCTAAGACTGGACGAGCAAACATGCCTGGTCATGTGAGAGCGGCAATGAACTGGAATACACTCAAAAGAGTACACGGAGACAATTACTCTATGGAGATCATGGATGGCTTTAAAGTTGTAGTATGCAAACTTAGAACTAATGCAATGGGCTATACAAGTATTGCATATCCAACTGATCAACTCAGACTCCCTCAATGGTTCAAAGAACTTCCGTTTGATGATAACTTGATGGAATCAACACTAGTAGATGAAAAGATTAGTAATTTATTAGGTGTTCTTAAGTGGGACTTAAGAGCAAACACAGACACTAATTCAACGTTTGACGAGTTGTTTAGTTTCGGGTAAATCTTATGTCCAAAACATTTGCTTTACACAATAAATCCAGATATAATACATATAATATCTACCTAAATACATTACGAGGAGTATAAATGAAAGATAACTTATTAGACATTATTGGTTACACGCACAGTCTAGGCATCGTTGATCTTGTTAAGATCGTGGGAACTGATACAGAAACTGAAGTCCATGCAATTGCAGAAGACAAATCTGTTATTGTCACAGGCAAAACCAAAACGCCTGTTGCTGATTTCATAGGAACGTTCGGTATGCCGAATCTGACTAAACTAAAAACTATTCTTAGTTTTGATGTTTATAATGATGATAGTGCTGAAATCAATATGACTAAAGCAAACAAAGAAGGTAATGAAGTACCTAGTGCAATTCACTTTGCAACTAAACAAGGTGACTTTATTAATGACTATCGTTTGATGTCACAAGCAATCATCGAAGAAAAAGTAAGAAATGTTACTTTTAAAGGTGCTACTTGGGACGTAGAATTTGAACCGACAGTCGCAGGCATTATGCGTTTGAAAATGCAGGCACAAGCAAACTCTGAAGAATTGAACTTCACTACTAAAACAGAAG